ATTTTGCCGACTTTGCCGATTTTATTCTTTTCTGTGCAAAATCCGTTTCGTGCGTTTCTTTGCTCCATGCCTTTTCCCATATTTCTAGGGAAGTGTTATTAACCTGTACCCCCCCCCCGAAAATATGTTCGTTTTTCGTGGTATCCATTGCAAAAACCTCCTTGAATTTATGATATAACATTGTAGCACAAATTCTTTCGGTTTTCACTCTCTTTTTTATGCAACACGCCACCACTCTTTATGCTATGGCGTGTTGCTCTGTTTCTGTTCTTTCACTAATTCGTTATACTCTCCAATCCAAGAGTTAAACTCTCTTAGTGTCCGGCTTAACCAAAACTCTAAGCCTGTGTGTGTTTCCTTTGCCAAAAGCAGGCTATTTCTTTTAACCCATTTTGTGGGATTCTGCTTTACAATCCCAAACTTACTAAAAAATCTCTTGCCACATTTTTGATTTTTCCAAAATCTCTAATAGGCAAGTTTGCGATAACGTCACTTCCTACGCCTGCTGCCTTGGCTGCCAAGCGGTACAGGTATGCGGTTGAGATTTCCGGGGTTAATGCAAATTCGCCTACCGCCGTCATTTCGTTTTCAATGGCTACAAGGTCGTCGCCTATCAGCTTTTCAAAGTCAAATACTAATTCTGTATAGGTCTTGTCCTCGTATGTGTAAGGCTTCTGAAACTTATGCGTATACGCTCCCTGTGGTGTGTCCGAATCGGTCACATTTGCCTTATTTTCTGCCTTTTCCTCTGCTGCTTCCTGTGTTGCATTAGCTTTCTTAATATCTTCCATTGTCTTAATCCTCCAAAAATGAATTTAAGCAGGAAAAAGCACGGTTGCCCGTGCCTATTTCCCAAGTGCCTTTCTGACCTCTGCCAAATAATCCTTGCCGTTGACATAGTAAATATAATTTAACGGGTCAATTTCAAGCATTTTCTTACCGTCAATGTATGTAGCGTAATACGTTACCGCATATTCTCCGCTTACCTCTGCTGCACTTGCCGTAGCAACCTTGCCCGGGTTTAACTTCTTAGGCGTTACGGTTAAAATATGCTTAACCTTTACTACCTCTGTTTCGCCCTTTGTGGTATCTTTCTGCTGCTGTGCTGCCCTTAAATCAATATTGTGCTGGCGTGGCTCATGCAGTTTAATAGCGTTCTTTGTAACCGTGCGGAAATTAAGGGTAAGGGTCATTGCTTCGATTGCACCCAAAATAACGGATTCAATCTTACCGCCAATGCCGGCCCCGCTGATTTCCTCGGTCATGTTTGAGATTTCCGGCAATGTTACTTCGGATAATCCCATATACTCGGTTGCGTCCTCATATACCGCAAACCCTATAACTGTTTCGTCAATCTTTGGCATTTGCTCTTACCTCCTGTTATGCTGCGAATAAGTTTGAAAGGTAACTTACATCGTATTCAACGACAAAATCAAGTTCCTTTGCAGGACTTGGCGGGGTAAGGTAAATATGGAATTTCGCTTTGCCTGCCATTAAGTCCGTTTCCGTGTTCTCGGCTTCCAAAAACTCAATACGTCCGCCTAAAATCTTGCCGTCCGCCATAAGTCCGTTAAGCCAAATATTAAGACTATCTACCACGGATTCAATCAAGCGTCTGTTTAACTTGCGGTCAACCTTGCTCCATACGGATAAAATAACGGAATTTGCAACCCAACTAAACATACGGGATACGCAATAGAAATAATCCGTCACGTCCGTATTTGCAGGATAGCAAGCCGTTTCGTTGCCCCAAGAAACAAAACCACCGATAAAATTAAGTGCGGTAATGATACCGTTAGCATTTAAGTAGTTTGCCTTTGTAAGGTCTAACAATACCTCTGTGCCGTCCTCTAATACCATGCTATCAATCTGCAAACTCTTGTTACTTGCAGATTCGCACGGTGTACCACCGCCCAAATCTTCGTTAGCGTCCGTTTTAGCCATAACCCCGGCTTGATGTACTGACGCATGGTATACCTTGCCACCAAGGGAATACTTGGGCCACATAAGCAACTGTGACGGCTGCGTAATGTTGTTTTTATTCTTCCACTCCACGGCTTCGGTATAGGTCTTTGCTTCTGTTGTGTCAACGTCAACAAGTGCCTTTCCTGTAAATAATCCGTTGATATTCTCCGCTTTGGCTGACATAACCGCTGCCACTTCACTATCATGCGAAAAGTTCGGTGCAAGGAAAAGCGTAGGAATTACACGGAATTTCGGGAAAATGGAATCCGTCAACTCAAAACCGCTTGATTTCTTGGTGCTTACGTCATAACCGCCGATAATATCAGCTTTTGTTACCTTTGTAGGGTCTACGGCATTGTAAGTTACGTTAAGTGTTGCGTTTTCGGATGTAATCTTGCCACCCTCGATACGTTCCAATCTCAAAACGCCGTCCGTATACATAAGGTCGTAATCTTCGCCCCTTGTATACTCTTCTGTCAATGCTTCCTCTCCGTCATAACCCTTAACTTTTACCGTGTCCGCCAATGCTTCAAGCGGTAAGTCTAATACATTGCCTGCTAACTGCTTATCTGCGGTCGTTTCGCCTGCAAGGTGCTTTTTAGGGTCAAGAACATTAACCATAACGACCGGACCGTTAGAGTACAACTGAAAACTTGCGTAAATCTCTTCGCAAATATCGTAATTCTTCCAATCCTCGCTATATCCCATTGCTGCTACTGCTTCCGGGTAAGAGGAAGCATATACAGGCTCGTTTACTTTTCCGCCTACCATGTGTACCGGGGCAGTACCTACGATAAAATGGATACTGCTATCTGCGGTTGTAGGTGTGGATACGCTTGTAGCCTGTTTGCCTGCTTTCGCTCCGTGAAAAAAATCACTCATTTTAACTTATCCTCCTTGTCTTTTACTTTCTTGACAGGCTCAAAACGTCATTGTAATACTTATTCAGTATTGTACCTGTCTTTTTTACTTTTGCCTTACTCTCTGCAAGGCTCTTTGTTGCCACAATAAGTAATCTTACCTGTGGAATCTTATCTAAAGTGTCCTTTAAATGTTCTTCCACGGCTTCCCTGGTCCCGGTAAAAATGGTGTTTGCCACTAATCCCGTGCCTGTGGTCGGTCCGATATAGATAAATCTACCCTCTGTGGCTTCCATATTTGCCGTTTCCTGCGTTTTTTCTGCTTCGGGTGTGGAATTTACCACCTCTGCATTTTCAACCGCATTTTCGGCGGTTTTAGTTGTTTTCCCTGCCATATACGGCTACCTCCTATTCTAAATACTGTCTTACATCTCTTTCCGGCTTCGTCATTTCCCAAACGGTCATCATTTCGCCCACTTGGTAAACCTCCAAATCATCATCATAAATAATGGTTTCTATCGGTTTCTGACAGGAATAGCGGTTGTCTATAACAACGTCCTCTAATAGCTTCGTTTCAATCTTCGTAAGCACATTTAGGCATTGTATATAATTCTCCTGCTTATCCTCCGAAAAGGTCACGCAAATAATACGCACCCTGCATACACTCTCTTCATCATCACTTTTCTTAGTGAGAAGTTTTAAGAGTATGTAGGGTGCTGCTTTTTTCTCCGCTTCCTTGTCCGGCAGATTGCCAACAAATACCTTGGGCGGTCGTTCTCCTGCTTCCGTGCCATTCTCCGGCACTCTTGCAACCAACCGCATATCCTTAGTGACTTCCTCGCAATAGCTTTTCAAAGAAGTTAATAGGTCTAATGGTGTCATGTTTAACCTCCACTACTTAGCAATCGGTCTAATTCGTGTTGGATACGTTTGTTAATAACCTCGTTTACCCTTTCTTCCACGCTTTCTAACACAACTGCATTTTCCGCCATTCGTGCCAAGGACGGTCCGAATAACTGTTCAATCTTTTCATTGTTCCCGGTATTTCTTCCTGTTTGGGTGTTCCTCTTTTTCATTTTCCATTTTCCGCTACGTTCAAATACGCCCATGTGACCGCTTCCCATTTCTGCTATAAAAGCGTCCTCTAATGTTGTCTTGCCGGCCCCTCGTAATACTGCTGCCGTAACCTGTTTTCTCGTCTTTCCGTTGTTCACTTCTGACGGCGAAACCTCAAACTTATACAATGGAATAACTCCCCCGGAAAATTCAATGCTACCTATGATTTTGTCGCCCTCGGTGCTTATGCTCTTGTATCCATACCTTGCATATCTTGACGAAAGTTTATTGGTTGCAATGTTGTATACCTCTTTTATCTGCTTTCCAAAAGCGGTTTTTCCTGCCGTCAAACCTCTTGAAAGTGCGGGGCGTAATACCTTTTCTTCCGCATTTTCCATTCCCTCAAGAATACGGCTTAGTCGGTCGGCGGTTTCTGCTGAAATATCAACATCAATCATTATTCATCAAACCTCTCTAAGTCTATGATTAACTCGTTGTACTCGTTTAGCACGTTGGTAATCTTGAAAAGGTCGTTGTCAATCCAAAACCTTGCCCCCTGCCTTGGCTCGCTCCCTAAGTCGCTTAATCTGACCCGGATAACAATAAATCTCCCATGGATACCCTCTGCATGGTCGGACCCTATGCCGTTACGGTCTTTGGTTTCCTCGGAATCAAGCACAACGGGTATATCCTTTGATACCCCGTCATACTTAATTTTCCTTACCTGTGCAAATTCGTTAGTATTGTAAAAGGTCGTTTCCAAGTCCTTATCAAGCATTTCCTTAAAGTTTTTCATAGGCTACACCGCCTAGCAAACTTCGGCAATGTACCAAGAATCTACCTCATGCGGTACACAAAGAGGTGCTGCGGACAACTGTAAAAATCTTCTTGCCGGGCGTCTTTCTACCCACTGTTCCGGGATTCTGCTACCCTCTGCAACCGCAATAGTCTTTCCTGCTTCGTCCACGATAGCAACCGCACCATAATACATAGAGTAGTTAGCTTCTGTGGATAACAGGGCAACCACGTTAGCAGGAAGTAAAGGCTTATCCTCCGGCTTGTCCTTGTTAGTCCAGTTATCAAGATACCATTCGTTGTAAGTGTAAATATCCATGCCTAACTCATGGATAGTACCAACGTAGGTAGCACCGTTAGGAAGTTCTTTAGGTGCGATAACTGCAACCTCAAAACGTCTAACGTCAAGTACACTCTGTACCTCTTCGTCAGATAAGAACGCTTCCAATGCGTCCGCACCCATAAGGCATACATTACAGTTTACAAAACCTGTTTTCTGTACCTGTTTTCTCCAAGCCTTTAACTGCTTGATTTTTCCGCCCTGTGTCTTAGTCCACTTTTCAGCGTCCTTTAAGGTTGTTTTGTTGCTAAACTTAAAGTCAATTTCCGCCTGCAACTCCTTACCGTCCTTATCAAGGATAGGGATTTTACCTGTAAATAACGCCTGACAACACATCCACTCTTCACGGCGTGTAATCATTTCGTCCAACTCGGTAAAATCACGCTGCATTTTCTCAACGGCTCTCTGATTAGGGGATTTTCCGTTGTAAAGGCTCTCGCCCGGGGAACGCTTCAAAATATCATCCACCGTAGTAATCTTGTTAGGTGCTACTAAAGGTGGCTCGTAGGTGTTGGTTTCATAACCTAAGTTATCTACCGTTACACCGCCGATTTTCTTATGTACGAAAGGTGCTAACGCTCTGTTGCCTTTCTTAAAATCTACATCAATCTTCTGTGTGTCGAATGTTTCCACATTGCGGAAAAAAGTATCCTTGATAAAGGTATGCACTCTCGGCATACGCTCTACTAATTTACCCATTGTTCTAGGGTCGTAAATACTAATAGCCATGTTGTACTATCTCCTTTTCTTTTCTTATTCTGTTGCTTCCGCTACGGCATTATCGGTATCAACCAAGAAAATACCCAACTTGCGGAAAGGTGCTTTAAAATCTGCTGCGGTAGTTCCTGCGGGTACTTCGATAGCTTCCCCGAAAAACTGTCCTGTAAGGTAAATTACTACCTCTTCGCCTGCTTCGGCGTTCTCTGCTGCCAAACCGTAAACGTCTGCCACGTTATCCGCCGTAACGGCTTTTAATGTGCCGTCTGCGTTAAGCACTACGGGCATAAGTTCTACGATAGTTTCGCCCTCTGCTACTGTGCCCGAATCGGTCACTACGGGATAATCCCCGGCGTGTACCATTTTAGGGGTGTAAGTTCCTAAATTCTCTTTGCCTGCTGCCATTTCCTTTTACCTCCTGTAATTATTTTGTCTTAGGGTACATCTGGTCGATAAGGTCGCCGTAAGGGTCCTCTTCGTTGCCGTCATGCCCTGCGTTAGGTGTAGGGGTTACATTCTTTACGCCGGAATCGTCAATATCCTTTTCACGGTCTGTTAAAAACGCCTGCCCTGTCTTTTTCTGCTCTGCAATAATCTGCATTGCGAACGCTTCGGCAGTAATAGGCTCTTCATACTTTGCCTTGTCTGCCATTTTCTCGAATCCCGGCAATGTCATATCATCAATCGCCTTAATTCTCGCTCTCTCTGCGTCTACTGCTGCCTGTGTGTTCTCCCCTGTGCCTGCCGTTGCCATAATTTCGTTTTTATAAGCATTGGCTACGTCCGGGTGCTTTGCTTTAAACTCTTCCAATGTCATTTTTTCTTCCTCCTGTTCGTTTTTTGCATTGGTTATATTATTATGGCTATTGGCATAGCCTAATAATCCTTTAGGCACGGTATGGAATCTTTCCAAACCGATAGATACGGAATTTACAATAATCTTTTCCGCATTTTCTACCTCTGTCTGTACGTCCGTAAACATAACGGCGGTACAAAATCCTGCGTCTACCGCTTCCTGTCCTGTAAACCAACTTCCCTCGTCCGTCATAAGGTTTTTTATTTCCTCTTCGGACTTGTCCGTAACGGTCA